GTCTCACGCCGCGTCGGCAGCAGCCGCGCTCCCTGTCCGTTCTTCTCGTTCGCCTCATTCAGAGCTTCGACCAATGCACCCACTGACACCAACTCTCCGGGTGCATCCGGGTACGTCTCCGCCGCCTCCCACAACGCCTTCGCGTCTTTCGCATCTCGGTTCGCCTCCTTGCGTGCATCGAAAAGGGACTTTTCCTCCGCGTCGAGATCGTCCGTGTTGATCCCGACCAACTCTTTCAACATCTGCACCTGTTCTTTGGGCTTCATCCGCGTGAAGGCCAGCGGGTCGAACATCAGGGCGCCGCACATCGCGTTCAGAATCGCCTGCGGTCCCTGGAGCTTCGCCACCCGGCCGTTCCGCTTCTCGGAGACTTCAATGGTCGTGGTCTTGTCCACGCCGTCGCCGTCGCTCTTGATCTTGCGTTTGACGATCAGGACAACCCCGTCCGCCCCCTTGATCTCGACTTCGACGCTGGCCTCCGTCTCGCCAATCCGCACCGGCTTCGGAGGGAACATTTCCTTTCCCCCGAGCGCCATCGCGATGGCGTCCAGTACGGAGGACTTGCCGTTCCCGTTCATGCCACCGATGACGACCACGTCCCCGGTGGGGGTGATCTCGACCGCGGACAGCCGCTTAATGTTCTCAGCCTTCAGACGCACAATTGTGGACATATCGCACCCATTCGCCCATGAGGTTTTGAGAACTGCCGCCCGGCACACTCACGCTGGGCTAGACGCGAGGGCCGGGACGGCAGCGGATGAAACTCACTGCATGCTTCGCTCGTGCGCCCGCTCGGCGCGGCGGTCGGTCTCGATCTCTTCCCAGCGGTCGCGGCAGTCGTCACAGCAGAACACGATGTCGGTGTTCAGGAATGACATGCACGGGTAAGGCTCGATGACGGGCCAACCGCACTGCTCGCACTCGAAGATTTCTTCGCCCATCGCTCGCCCCTCAAAAGTTTTGATCCGTTGACAATCGACTGACGTTCAATCAAGGTGGGGCCGTGGCTGCCTGGGTCTCTCACAACCGGCAGCAAGTTCCTTTCTTGCACCACGGCTTCTCGCCCTCCGTGGGCCACCCGCTTAGAGCCGTTTGGCTTCGTCGGCCAGTTCCTCGGCCAGTTCCGCCATCAGAGATTCCGTTTCCGGGCAGTCATTCAGGGCGTAGGACACATGGCCAGTTCCCTTTTCCGCGGTGAGGTTCACGCACTTCGCGACCACGTCGCCGGACTGGTAGACCACGCACCAGACCGTCACGCCCACGAGCGAGGCGTCCGCACACAGTTCGTTGCGGCCGACCGCGAGCAACGCGCGGCGGGCGTTGTGCGTGAACACGCGGCTGGCGATGTGATGACGGGCCGACTCCGTGTTCAGGATGCAGGCCATCCCGTGTTCGGTGGGGATCGGCACGAAGTAGGCTTGCCCGACCACCTGCACCACCCGCCAGTCGGCGCCGTTGCGGATGAACGGTTCAGGCAGGTGTTCCGTGTTGACGCCTTCGTAGACAGCGGCCATGTCCCACCCCATGAAAAAGAAAAACCCCGTGAGCCAGTGGTGGTGGTTGGCTCACAGGGTTGCGTCCGGGAATCCCCGGTTGTGTCCTGTCTCAGTGCCACCACGCACTTCGTTTGTCGTCCGCGTTTCCGCGTCTGACGCCCCTATTTTAACGATTCTAGATTCTAGATCAATCCAGAAAACGGAAGAATTTGGAAATCGTGGAAGGATTCTGCAATGGCTGGTTTGATGACCTGCATGCCGAAATCAGCCAGCAAGCCACAAAAGCGTCCGTCTCGCGGAGTCAAGCCGGAGATGGTGTCCGACCTGATGAGCCGCCTCCGTGCCGTCGAACGCGCGGCCGCAGATCTCCGCGTGTTCCTGAAGTCGTTTCAGGACGACGGAATCAAAACCATCCCCTGCGAGGCCGGGGGCTTTGAATCCGCGCTCAAGGGCATCGGCCGCGTTCACAGCTCTATCGCCCGCAATCAGGCACAGGCCCAGTGAGGACACGATGAGGCGTCTACTGATCCTGCTGTGCCTGTGTGGCTGCTCGAAACCGGAACCCGCTCCATCCCCGCCGCCGGCTGTTCCCGCGATGACCGCAGAGGAATCACGGGCGGAGTTCGACCGCATCAACCGCGAAACCAAAGCGGAGATGGAACGGCAAGACCGCGAGCACAAGGAACGGATGGACGCACTCAAGGCGAAGAATTGAGCCGCATCCATGCAGCCCGTTGGTGTTGTTGTTGTGGTCCCCATACCCTTGGGGCCAATTCGCGCCCGTCGCGGGCGATGCAGCGCCCGGACAGTTGCGATTCCAACGGCACATGCGACAAGAATTCTTCCACAGCGTCGCGCCGCCGTCGCGCGCGACAACTCAGAGTTCGTCGTGAGGCACCGCGCGCGCGCGCGGTGCTCGCGGAACCCACTGCTCTGCCGCCCGCTGGCGTTCGACTGCTTCCATGAACACTGGCCAGCGGTACAGCGTCCCGCGGTTCACCCCGACCGCTTTCGCGATCTCCGCGAGATTATCCGGCCCCATCTCAGCCAGGAGCCGCATCGCCTGCATGCACTTTGAGTCTTTGCCCTTCCGTGGCACGTCTGGGTGCGTCTCCTTCACGTCCCAGTTGGCGGCCAGCCGTTCCATCGCCGCCGCTATCCTCGCCTGTGCCTCAGCCATCCTCTGAAACTCTTCCAGAAGCCTTTCCATGCGCAAGCCCTCCCGTCATGGCCTTTCCAGTCGCCGCGTAATGCAGCAGTCCCGACAAGTAATCAACGGCCACCGATGCCTGAACCGCTACGACGTTGCGGTTTCTTCACAATCGGGCAAACCCTGTCGCATTCTCCTACCGTCGCATGTCTCAGTTTGCGACATTGCGATGCCGTTGGCGGCAGATCAGAAGGGCCGCGAATTCCCGCTCGAATGCGGCCCACCGCCAGCGCGGGAGCGTGCGCCAGTCGGTGTATCGGTCGCTGTGCGGGATAGTGAACACACGTTCAGTATAGCACGGGAATCGAGGCGAGTGGAAGTCAAATCGTCCGTACCAAGTCGTACCAATTCCGCGCCCGCGGCCTTGAAAAACTGTGAGCGGTAGTGATAGGTAAGCATCCGGTGGGATGACGCCGCAACCTGTTGGCGCGCATGGGAGTTGCGATTGAATCGCCAAATGCGTCCGGCGGTTGAGTCGCATGGCCGATAACGGCCCGCGGAACGGTGTTTTGCAGGGTGCGAGTCATTCCGTTACCGACGTTTTACCAACTCTGTGGTGGGGGTGGGGGATGGCGCGTTCACGGAGGGTTCCGAAGTATTCACTGCACCGGGCCAGCGGTCAGGCTCGCGTGCATCTGGACGGAAAGGATCACTACCTCGGCCCGTTCGACTCGGACGAATCAAAGGCGCGATACCGGGAACTGATTGCCGCATGGCAGAACCGCCACGCGGCGCAGGGCTTCCCTGAAATGACGGTCGGCCAACTCGCACTGGCGTACTTCGGCCACGCACAAACCTATTACGTCAAGAACGGCGAGGTCACGTCCGAAGTGCATTGCATCCGCAACGCAATCAAACCCCTCGTGCGGTTATTCGACGCGATCCAGGTCCGAGACTTCAGCCCCCAGAAACTTCGCGTGGTGCGCACGGCACTGATTGACGGCGGGTGCGCCCGATCCACGATCAACTCACAAATCGGCCGACTCGTGCGGATGTTTCGATGGGCGGTTGGGCAGGAATTTGTGAGTCCCACCATCGTGGCCGGGCTGGAGGCGATGGAGCCTCTCCGCCGCGGCCGGTCTGGAGTTCGCGAGACGGCCCCTGTGCGGCCCGTAGACGCGGCTGTTGTCGCCGCCACATTGCCGTACCTCCCGGACGCTCCGAACGCGGCTGTCAGGATGCAGCAAGCGACCGGCGCCCGTCCCGGTGAAATCCTCATCATGCGGGCCTGTGATCTCACGATGGCGGGCGATGTCTGGGAATACCGCCCCAACTCCCACAAAACAGAGCATCACGGCCGCGGCCGGGTCATTCCCATTGGACCGAAGGGTCAGGCCATCATCCGGGAACGTCTCACGACCGATCTCACGGCGTTCCTGTTCTCGCGGCATCCCAGGCGACGGCAGAGCACCGGGGCGTATCGCAAGGCCATCCAGCGGGCTTGTGAGGAAGCGTTTGGAATGCCGAAGCATCTCCGCCGATCCAAGAGCGTGGAGGCCGCGGCGTGGCGTGCGGAGCATGTCTGGCATCCGCACCAGATCCGGCATTCCTTCGGGACGCTGGCGAGGAAAGAGGGCGGGATTGAAATCGCCCGGACGGTCCTCGGACACGCCCACACCGCCACAACGGAGATCTACGCGGAAAAGGATCTGGACGCGGCCAAAGCGTTGATGGCCCGCATCGGATGAAATGGTGTGAGCGGTCCCGATAACCCTCTGTCAAAGGGGGTTCTATGTTGCGTCCGATTGGGGAAGTGGCACTGGAGAAGGTCGGGAAAGCCCCGTCACCGGCCACGCAATGGCGATGGTTGCGGAAGGGCGTGCGCGGTGTGCGGCTGAATGCTCAGTTCGTCGGAGGACGATGGCTCACGACGGATGCCGATTTCGACGCATTTACCCAGGGGCAGACGGCGAAGCGTCTGGAAACTGACGCCGTGGCGGACACGCGACAAAAACTGATCGCGGCCGGATTGTTGTGATCCTTCGGCCCGCGGCTGCGTTCACTTCGACGATGACGTGGTGGGAAAGGAACCCCGATGAAACTGCTACTGTTCTCCGTCGCGTTCAGTGTGGGGGCTGTGTTCGCTTCCGGAATCCGGTATTCCTCCGTCGCGAGGCAGGCGTACTCCCGCGGCATCCGGGACGGACTCGCTGAGTGTCACCGGGAGGCCGTTCTCGGCGGTCACGGGGACTGGACGTTCCCCGCCCCCGGCGAGAAGCCCCCCGTCTTCAGGTGGAAGCCCGCCAATCCCGATTACGCTCCCGACACCATGAAGCGGATTGACGGGTTCCTCGACAATCCGTGAGGGCAGGTCGTCACAGGCGATGCACTGAAGCACCTGCGCCCCGTCCTTCCCCTTCGCCCGGCTCGCGAACACCGTGCATTCCCGGCCGTGCTTCGCGCAGTCGTAGAGGACATGCAGCCGGCCGCCGTCGCAGGGCGTGCATTGGAACGACGCGGGATTCCCTTCCGCGTCCACCGACTGCGGCCCCCGGTGCGGGCAGGGGAAATCCGCCTCGGTGTAGGCGGGCTGGTCTGGAGCCGGCAGGTTGGCGACCGCCGGGGTTGAAAACGCACCGCGCGCGCGCGCGGTGCTCCGCTTGCCCGCCTTGAACCGGGATAACGCCGCCGCCGTCACCACGTTGGGACTCCGCAGCGTCGGCTCAGGAGAGGCTTTGCAGCGCTCGCATTCCTCCGGGGAGACGGGAACAGGGATCGCCCCCGCCATCGCTCCCACCAGCCGGCAGGCGTTCTGAGAGGTGGAATAGTGCGGACACTTCCCACTGCACCAACTCACGGAAGCGTCACGTTGGGATCGACCGGGAAGTTGCCCACCTGATTCCGGGTGAGTTGGGCGATCTCCTGTTCCAACCGGAAGACTCTCGATTCCAGTTCCACGATCTTCTGTTCGATGGCCCGCTTCCATGCGGCCTCCTCTGCGGGGAATTGCGTCAGGGAAATGTTCATGTCACGGTTACGTCAATGGTGGCGGGCCAGCCCACGCAATACCCAACGCCAGATCCTCCGGTGAAGGTGGTCACGCCAGGGATCAGGGCATCGCACTTCAGGGCCGAATAAAGAGGGCTGACGCGAAACTGTAATGAGGGCGTTTTCTTGATGAACGACAACGACAGGGATGTCGGATTCGCCCAATCGACAACCGCGTAATAGTCATTGACACCGCTGGTGAATTGTTCTCTCCACAGGCTGTAGGCCGTACCCGGGTGCGCTCCATACGTCAGGGACCACGATCGGTTGTAGAACCCGCATCCGGCTTCTGTGCCGTTCGAGATGCCTGATACGGTCAGTGTCAGAGTGCGTGTCGTCGCGAAGAATGTCGCGGCCTCGCCATCGCACAGGTTGACCGGGTTCACGCACACATCGGTGGGCGTGGACTGATTGCACGTCCCGGTATCGAAGTCCGCCCCGCCCGTGAACGACAGGCCGCACATCGTGTTCCAGACGACCGTATTGCTCCACGTCGGGCCGTCGTTCCAAGCGGGGCCAACAATCGGAACCTGATACTGGAGGACGAGCGTCACGTCCCCCACGCCGATGCCCGCGGCCGTCATCTTCCAGCGCAGGTTGATCGACTGGCCAGAGCACACCAGCGGAGTGATGAGCGGGATCGTGCCGCTGATCCATGCGGACCCATCCCAATCGAGGTAGACGATCGCCGAAGCGTTCGCCCCCAGAATCGACAACCTCCGGAACGCATACCCCCCACCCAGCGGGATGGTGGGCGTGCCTTCGATGCAGACCGTCGAACATCCATCGGGAGGCAGGGGCGGCAACGGGAAGTTGTTCGAGACGGGATAATGCCCCACCGGGTTCGGAATCGTCATCCGCTCCATCCGCCACAGTTGCGTCTGGAGCTGCAACAATCGTTGTTCCACATCGCGGCTATGGACCGCGCGTTCGAGCGGCCAGAGCATTACGCCAGATTCCCTTCGGTGTCGACGTAGGCGCTCGTCAGCGTGGCCGTGGCGACCACATCCCCGCCGCCCATCCCCGCCCCAATTCCGAACGACGACGGGCGGCGCCGGAACGTGATCGCATTCCATGTGTACCAGAACACTTTTTCCGCCGGCAGAATCTTCAGCCGCCGCTTCATCTCTTCCGGGTCAATGGCCAACGCCTCCAGTTGATCGCTCGAAAACTGGATCGTGGTTGTGCCTTGTTCGTAGTCGTACTCCACATCCGAGACGAGTGCCCCGATGGCGCTCCAGCCCACATCCAGTGCCGCCCCGTCATCATCCTTCGCAGCGATGTTCACGCGGGTATTGAGGAACCCGAACTTGTACTGCATCCCTTCAAAGGTCATCCCCCCCGCGTAGACCAAATCCTTTTTCTGATCCAGGAGTTGCTGCGCGAATGTCTCGAACTTCGCCGTGCGCGTGGCTGACGAGACGGGGTTGCCGAACTCATACCCCACCGCGAGCGATTCGTCATAGAGGCGCAGCACGTCCTCCAATCCGCCATCGGTGTAGGCGGTCCCCTCGAACCCTGACGCCGGCTTGCGGACCATCAGGGATTCCGCGAGGCGGGGATAGTAGAACGTGGCCGACTCGGGCGCTTCGATCCGCGAACCCACCGCGCCCGGATTGAACCGGCAAACGCACGTTTCGCCCGATGCTCCGAAGGTGATGATGCCCGTGCGGGAATCAATCCACCACCCGGAGAACGCCGACTCTAAAGCGCTCCCCCCGTCGTTGTCCTGAAACGTCGCCGTGAAGATCGGCCAGAGGGTCGAGATGTACGAAGGAATGACGGCGGACGGAATGCTCCCGTCACTCTTTCCGTAGACCGCCACGGGACCGGGAACCGTGATCGCATACGGCCCCTTGCGGACGAACCGCGTGAAATCCGGATCGACAATCTGGAACTTCCACCAGCATTGAAACGTGTCCGGGGTCGTCCCGGCCGGGTAGTCGTCCAGCAGGTCCATCGTGTCCGTGCCACCGGACCCATAGACCGCCGTCGCCCACTCGACCGTGGGAGGGCCGTAGATCTCGACGGCGCCAAACCGTCCCTCCGCGCTGCGCGTGATCTCCGCAGAAAGAACCATCCCCGTTGCGTTGGACGGATCGTTCAACGTGACGGTGACTTCCGGGGCTTCCTTCAGGTTCTGGAAGTGCCAGACCCTTGTGCCCGGTTCCAATACCATCTTGATGGCCGGGTCGTATCCCGCCAGCAATCGCTCACAGAACGACCGCAGGGATTCCGACTGACCGCACACGGTCGCCTGCGGTTCCGATCCCAGGTCCGCCAGTTCGGTCGTGTCGTAGGGAACATCCGGGGAATCCGGCGCAGCGAAGATGGCCCGCAAAGGGAGAGTGTGGTCATCCATAACCGTCTGGATGATCTCGCCCAACGTCGCCTGAAGTGTCCGCGAATACGCCCAATCGGGGGAACTGTCCTGAGTGCAGTTGAAGACGATGCGGGGATACGACGCGGCATCCGGGGCCGTGCCGGAGTCCCACGCGAGGTTCATCAGCGTGAGCTTGGCGGCGCGATACGAAGGGTCGTAAGCCGTGATCGAAACTTCGTTGGACTCACCGGGTGTGACGACTTCCACCCAGCCTTCAAAGATCGGGTTGTCCACGTCCTGAAGCGTCGTCCCATCGGGCAGATACGCCCCTTCATCCCAGACGCGGAGAAACGTCTGGTAGTTCATCGGGAAGGTGTAGTTCGCCGCCGTCGCTGTGAACGTGAGCATGGCGGGGTGAGAGTTCCCCCGCTGCAACTTCACCTGACAGATTCCGAGCGAGGACGTGTCCACGTCGTCCCACGTCTCGATTCCCGCGTTCCATTCCTTGAACCGGAGGTCGCTCATATCTGCTTACCTCCCATCCGCTGGGCGCGGGTCTTCACACTCTTGTCCACGTCTCCCAAGAACTGCTTAATGACCGCCACGTCCTGCGAGAGTTGGGCCTGTTCTTGATTGAACCCCTGAATCGTCCCGCCCACCTGCTTCAGTGCGTCAACAACCTCCGAACTCACCTTTCCGGATTTCTCCAGCGAGTTCGTGATGGCGTCCGCGTTCTGCTGTTGGGCCTGCGCGATCTCTTCGTCCGAAAACACTTTGGCCCCGCCGCGAGCCTGCATCGTGGCCTGCCGGTACGCCTTCCGGTATTCGTCCGAACCCTTCTCGCCCGCGTTACTAGCCAGCCGATTGATGATGGCTTGCTGACTTCCCGCCTGCTCGCGGATCTGCGTAGAAGTGTCCTGCACCCCCTTTTCCTTGGAGAGTGCGTCAATTCTGGCCTGACGCTCCCGCGCCGCCTTGTCGGCTGCATCCAGCTTCGCGCGCTCCGCAGCCTCCGCGTCACGAACTTCCTGCTCCTTCCGCTTTTCCTCCTCCTTAGCCAGCCGCTCCTGTTCTTTGGCGAAGTCCTCAGCCGCCTTCACCTGGGCGTCGTAGATTTCTTTTGCCGCCCTTTCCTCGGCACGAATCTGCTCCTCAATCTGGCGCTTCCGTTCGGCGACCGCCTCCGCCTGGATCTGCCGCCTCCGGGCTTCCAACGTCCCGATTTTCTGCCGCGACTTTTCCTGTTGTTCGGCCGTCAACTTCCCCTCAGCCGCCAACTGCTTCAGCAATTCGATTTCCTTTTGAACAAGGGCGTTAATCTGCCCCTGATTCGTGATCCGGTTCACAGCATTCTGAAGTCGCTCCGCGTCCCGCGACTTCTGCAAATCCGCCTGAACCTTGTCCGCCTCGGCCAACTGCCGATTCACAGCGGCCTGCGCCTCCCCAGCCGCCTTAATGCGCTCCTGTTGTTCAACATAGGCATCCGTGGAGTCGCCAAAGACATTTGTCAGTTCACCAACAACGGCGATGGTCTCACGAATGCCCTCCGTCGCCGCCTGCACTGTCCCCAACAGCCAGCGAAACGTATCCGTGGACGTAATCCGCGTGGTCAACCCACTCCACGCCTCGCCAATCGAGGCCACCGACTTAACTAGCCGCTGGGCCTCCTGGTCCCCGTTCTCGGCCGCCGTCGTCACCAGTGCAGAAAAGCCCTTGACCGCACCCGCCGCCGCCGCGAACCCTGCCGCAATCGCAGCAATCGGCCCTGCCGTGCGAGCCAGTCCGGCGAGCTTCCCAATATTGCCATCCAGGGCGTCCCGCAGGTCGCCAGCGCCCTTGGCGGACTCCCCCAGATTTGAGGCCAGAGAGCGCCACCCAGACGGCTCCGCCAGTTGATCCTTCGCCGCGGTTGCCTTCTCGACGTCTCGAATAAGTTCCTGTAACCACTCCTCGGATGCCTGCTCTGCCTTCTTCGTTTCGGAAGCAACGTCCTTGACGCCCTTTTCCACTTCATCCAGCGCCTTCGCCGCGCCGGACGCATTCCCCGTGATGTCAAGACTCGCCGCCATGTTGACCTGCCAAGAGCGTGGGCGTAGATTCCCTCTCGTTATCGGGCCGGAGGCTGCTTATGGGGCGGAGCGCCCAATTCATCGCACAGATTCAGAATCCGCCCGTCATGGCTGACTGGTGCGTGGTTCTGCTCATAGCCCCAGGCTCTTGGCGATCCCGTCCACCCACTCCTGCGCAATCTCGTCGATCCCTTGTTTCCACGCATCCGGGAGACTGGTTTCTGACGGGAGTAGCGGACGGGTGGCGTCAAAGAATTTCGCATACTCCCGGCCATATCCGACTGTTACACGGTTTCCGTTCACGGTGAGGATGTTCCCCCCCTTTCCGTCCGGCCCCGCATAACCCGGCTTCACACTGTTCCGCAGGAGCCCACGGTCCACGCCGATCTGCGACCGCTTGAACGGTCCCATTTTGGCGTTGAGCTTCGCACGCATCTTGCGGCGGTTCTTCAGCGCCGCAGCCTTCTGCTTCTCAGTGAATCCGGTCTCGTCTTTCTTGCGAGTCTTGCTGATGTACCGCGTCTGCTTCAGAAACTCCGTGGTTTGCGTGAGCGGCTTCCACTTCACGCCGTCCGCCCCGGTCCCGCCGCGGGACTTCGCCTCAAAATTGAACTTCTGCTCCTGGAGGACGTAGACGCCCACCTGTTGCATCAGCGAGGCCAGCCCATTGACGAGCGTCTCCTGAGCTTCCGGGAGCTTGTCGAGTCCTCGCAGATCGAATTCAAATTTCAGCATAGGCGCAAGAATGCGGCCGGGCGTCAGGGGAAACGCCCGGCCGCTCCGCTCAACCCGCAGGGGCGGCGGGGAGCTGGTTCAGTTCGTGTCGTAACTGAGAGTCACTGCCGACGTGGACGAATCCGGCTTGAGGATCGCGAACGTCAACCCTTGCTCAAACACATCGTCGGCAGAGAGCTTGTCGTCAATGTCCGTAATGCACGCGCGGGGAATATCAATCGTCAGCCGCGTGTTGGTGTTGGTTCCCGTTCCGTTGTGGTTGCCCAACAGGACGACATCCAAGTCCTTTTCCGACATGGTCCCGGCCGACGCCATTGCCCGCTGAATCGTGTCGTAGGTGTTGGCGTTCTTCAGAAACTGGAATGTGATCGTGTCGACGATCTTCCCGACCTTGATGCAATTCGGCGTCCGCGAGTTGAGCCACTTCGGCTTTTGATTCAGCGACCGCTGCAACTGAAATGACGCGATCTTGATTGCCGAACTGTCAATGGATAGTGTCATGTCGCAGAACTGGAAGTCCACTAGTTTTTCGAGGTCGTTCGGAACCGTCTGCGCCGTCGCCAGCGTGACTTCATTCTTGCCGACAAACGACGCATTCCACTCGACCACCCCCGACTGTGCGGAACCCTGGATCGTCAACTGATCCATCCGCATGCCGTTGAACTGCTTATTGGCCGTGTCCGGACCCTGCGCCCACTCCACGCCAATGGAAGCCGATTCGTTGTCGGCCAATGCCCCATACGCGAGGTCCGTAATCATCTGGGCAATAGACTCGGAGATCCCAGCGTCCTCGTAGCCGTGAAACTTCCCGCCCATCTGCCCAGAGGGAGCCATGTTGTACGCTTGCGCGTGCTTCTGAAATCGCCCTCCCGTATACGGATCGTTGTACCGCGTCTGCCCCTGGGTCTTCAGCCCGAACGAATCGACCGGCAGATACACATAGACCGGCGTGCCCGGCTTCGTTCCCCACGCGGATTCCGCGTAGACGAAGACGTGACTATTCGGCCCAAGGATTTCACTCGACATTGTAGTTGACCGGCTGGTAGTTCAGGGGGAGAGTCAATACGCCCGTGGCCGTCAAAACCGGCTGTTGCTCGTTATCGGGACTCCCGTCGTCGATTCCCTCCAGCCCGAACGCAATCGGCCCGAACACGGGAATCTGCCCCGGCAGCGCGGAGCGGATGTAGCTGTCCGCCGCATCCGCCGCCTTGGATTGATGCACGGCGTCAATGACAAGCCCCACCAGCTCTTCGATCTTCGCCACGTCCTGCCCCGCGGACCACACTTTCCACTCAAGGGCGTAGGGCAACCGCTGAAGCTGGTTCAGCTTCCACTCCGTCCCGAACGACACCGGCCGCACCCGGATCGCGGGGCAGTCGATGATGGACGTTGGTTCCCGCTTGTCGTGTGAGGGTTCAAGGCTACCGCGCGCGCGCGCGGTAGATTCCATCCGGTACTTCTGCTTTAACGTGCTCTGGAGCGGACCGTGGTTGTCGATGGCGTCCCAGAACGCCCGGCGGGCCGTCGTGAGAATCGAGGCGGCAGACTGGCTCATCGGCGGCACGCATTCAGGAACTGCACCGGACGTGCCCTGCGCCCGTCCACAGAGAGTCGCGAGTAATCCAGCCCCGGAACCCGCAGCACGTTTTCCCGCACCGCGTCCAGGTCTTCCATCGCCGCCGCCGCCGCGTCCGCGAACGACTTGGGAACATTCCTCCCGCCAATCGAGAAGTACCGCGCGGCCGCGAGGTCAATCACCTTTTCCCGACACCAGCCATTCGCGGGCCGGGGGGAGATGTCCACATGCGGGGCCAACGCCTCATCAACTTTGAGGTTGGCCCATTCCAGCGCATCCTCGGCATACGCCGCTTCCGGCGAGGACGCGGCGACAAACCCATCCGCGTCGTCCACATCCCCAGCCCAGACGTAGCCGTAGCGAGTGACCCGCCCTTTCAGGTTGTCGACGGTCGCGTAAGTGTTCGTGGCGTCGTAGGGCATGGGCAATCACGACAGGATTCGCGACAGAAGTGTCGCGATTGAAAATGGCAGGCCGGGGTGTCGATCCCCGCGTGTCAGGCTTATGAGACCCAACTGGACGCCGATCCGCCTGCGTTAAAGAAATGCGGCCGGGGTGTTCAGTCCCGGCCGCGGATCACTTAGAACACCACCGTGGCCTGCCAGACGGCCAGCGGCTCCTTCACGCACCAGCCGAAGACGTTGCCCATGTAGGAGTCCATCCCGATGGGGTCTTCGCTCATCTTGGTGTAGGCGAAGTCGCCGTAGGCTTCCTGGAGGTTGTTCAGGCCGCTGCCCACTTCGATCGAACCCGGAACCAGCGTCAAACCGCGGAGCGGCTGAATCCAGTCCATCGTGTCCGGCAGGAAGATCACCATGTTGTCCGGGATGATCTTCGTGTAAGTCCCGGAATCGTTCAGATAGGTCTGATCCCAGAACTCGAACTTCATCCCGCCGATGACTTCGATCTCGTCGCCGCGCAGGGCCGCTTCCGACAGGTTGTAGGACGCGGCAATCCATTCCTTGAACTGCGTGTTGGCACGAAGGTAGGTCTTCATGCCGCTGTTCATAATGGCGCGAACCGGAGGCGGCTGGTTCTCCGACGCGGCGCGGATCTTCAGATTCTCAAGGTGGTCGAGAATCTTGGTTCCGGCCGTCGCCCACGACGCCGTGATGATCGCGCTCGTGCCGTTGTTGAGCTGGCCCTGGTGGGCCGAACTGAACCCGAACGTGATCGCGTCGTAGTTGGCGTTGGAGCTTTCGCGAAGGTCGCCGTTCTGGTCCAGGTAAACCGTCTGGCCAGTGAGCACCTTCGACGCCAACGCCTCCATCGACATCTTGTGACGGACGCGGGCGAACTCCGTATGGAAGTCCACTTCCTGCGCCGCCTTGGCAGCGATGGTGCGGCCGTCCTCGTCATTCAGGACCGCCATAAAGACGTCCTGTGAGAACTGCTGTTTGTTGAACTGGACGAACATCGCGGCTTCCCGCGTGGTCTTCCCGTTCTTGTCGATGACGCGGGCCACCGCACCACGCCGGTTGAACGGCGCGGGGCGACGGGTCATCGTGGAGTACATCACCTTCACTTCGTCCGAAATGCAGTCTTTCGGATTCTGGTAAAGGAGGTCCGTCGCGGGAGTGGGCAGAGTCGCGCCCGCCGTGACGTAGGTGTTCAGCATCTCGTCATAGTTGACGAGGGCACGCACAATCGACATGGATCAATCCTTGAAAAGAACGGGCGTTCGTGCCCTTGTCGTCAACAGAGAACCCCAGGCTTAGACCTGGACGCCGTTCGTGTAGAACTGAAGCTGAGAGAGGTAGTTGGTCACACCCGACGCCCGGCACGCCGACAGGTCGCCGAGGATCATGGTCGTGTTGAGCTTGGCATTGCTCGTCAGAATCCGGCCGACGTAGCGATCCACCGTGGTTCGCTGGTTGTTGTCGTAGAGCTGGACGAATTCATCCAGCACGCCGCGGGCGGTTTCCGCACCCGCCAGAGCACCCGACGCAATCACGATGTCATTGTCCGCGAACGTGATCGAACCCGTGAGGGTGATCGTGTTCGTGGTGTAGTTCACTGAGTCGATCGTCAGTCCAGTGTCACCACCCACCGTGATCGTGTCACCCGCCGCGAAGAACGCGGCATTGTCCACGATGAACGACGCGGCCGTCGCGCCGGTGTCGTTCACCTGGGTCCGCTTGCACGGAACCCACTGACTGGTGGCCGTGATGCGGGCCATCAACGTACCTTCACGGATCTCGTCCGTGTAGGTGTTGCTGCCGTCGATGGCGTAGGTCGCGTCGATGCGACCGCCATCCATGCCGGGCTTGAGTTCCTTGGTGTAGTAAATGTCCCGCGGCGTGTAGCTCCGCAGGGTTCGGCTTCCGGGAATGGGGTTATTCATCCATCAATCCTTTGATGCTGGAAACGAGAGAGGGAAACGGCCGCTTAGTCTTCCTTGGGCTTCCGGCCCAGCAGCCTGCGGGCCTTCGCTCGTTCCTCCTCAGTGAACTTCGCACCCGTCGCCGGTTCCTTCGCGGTCTTCAGCCCCTTGGTCTTGGAACCCAGAGCCAGAGCCGGAGCATCGCGGTACGGGTCAAGCAACCTCGTGGCCCAGCCGTTGCGGCTGCCAAGCTCCAGCAAGAGGTCTTCATTCTTCGCCGGCAGACCGGCCGCCAGCATCGCGGTGAGTTCACCACGAAACACCTGCTCCGCGCCGGCCGACTTTTCATCCGTCAGGGCTTTCACCTGCGCGGCGAGCGACTCGACGGTGGACTTGAGCGACATCACGACAGGATCAGAACTGCCGTCAGCGGTGGGATCATTCACGGGCGGGGCTTCCTCGGTGGCCGGATCTTCGGCCTCTTCCTTGCCGACAAGCATGTCCACGAACATCGGGAACATCTCGTCAAAGTTGTCCTCGGTCAGACCCTCCGGCAGTCCCGAACCGGGATCAATCGCCTTCGCCAGCCGGTCCAATCCGGTCGACAGCACATCAAATGACAGGGGCATCTTCTTTCCCTTGGGTGTGGGGGCAGGCAGCCCCATCTGGATAAACGGCAGTTGATCGGGGACGGTCGCGTGGGAAACCATCGCCACATGCTTCAGCGTGTAGCCGGGCCAAACCCTGCCCGTGCCATCCATGAAATTCGGTTCCAGCGCCGGAGAACACGGCCGCTGCTTTTTCTTCAGCCTCGCGGCATCTTCCGGCGTGACATACACACCGAAGTACGCGCGTTCGTTATCGGCCCAGACTTCCGCAATGTCCGCCTCGGACTGAGTATCGTCCGTGTCACCCACGCCATCGCCATGCCCCCAGCGCAGCGGCGTCGGAATTCCCGCCTCTTGCGTCTCACCAAACCGGGCGACGTAGGCCGCGAGATCGGCCGGGGTGAACTCCCGCAGAATGGGCGTCCCGTCTTCCCGGAACCCGATCACAAATTGCCCGACGTGCAAAAAGTCCTTGCACAGCCGCACCATCCCCGGCTTCTCTTTCGCCGGTGGAGCGTTGGCAATCGTTTCTGAGAACGGCAGTTGATTCACGCGGACGTTATCGGTCCGCGTTTCTCAGATTGCGTTTCTCACCACCGCCGGGAGATCCGCCGCCGTCTTGATGCCGAACTCGTCGGCCCGTTTTTGGTCGCAGGGAATCACCGTACACCGGCAGTTAAACTGACTCTGAATCTTCAGGAAGATCCGATGCAGTTCCGTTCCACGCTCCGCCACCCAGCCATCCAAGGCCCGGTGTGAAGGTCGCGTGCGGTTGTCCATCGTCGCCGCGTAGTAGACCCACCGGAAACGGTCCTTGACCCCCGGCTGATCCAGGCTCCGCTCCTGCCCATACAGATACGCCTGCTTGGTGTTGGTCCGCAGCAGGGTTTCCGCCTCATTCGCCGTGACGCTGGTGACGCCCTGAATCCGCTTGCGGAACTCCGCGACCGAATCCCCGTCAATCAGGGATTGGGCCAACGCTTCCTGAAGATTCGTCAGCAGTTTCCGGGAACCCTGCATCCCTTCCGTGAATGCGCGTTTGCGCAGGTCTCCGTGAAGCCGTTGCAGCGTGTCGCGTCCGGCCACCTTCTCATCGACGATCCACTGAATCGAATCTTCCAGCGTCGGCCAACGGTAGTCGTCCCCCTCCGGCAAAATGTCGTCCAGACCCTTGATGGCCATTTTGATGGCGCGGATCGAACGCGGGGTTCCGCGGGGAACGTCCCGCAGGTTCGGCAGCCACGGGGAAATCATCCCCAGGATGGCGCCGGCCATTTGGGCGTCGGCATCCAGCGCGGCGAGCTGCGCCAGCAACCGCGTAATCTTGGACCAATCCCGGCTGTCCTTGACCGCGAACATCTGGTTCGTGATCTGCGCAAGGATGTCGCCCACCTGATTGGTGGCGCGGATGACGAGTCGTTCCTGGGTCAGATTGCCCGGCTGGGGCGGCTCGCCTAAGCCCACAGCCGGGGGAGAAAAGACGGCAGGTCCATCGCCACGGGAGAGTCTACCGCGCGCGCGCGCGGTAGAACTGCCCCGGCCGCCGCGTTGGCGTCCACCCATCGCTGGAGCTTCAGCCCCGCACCTTCGGAGATCGACAGTCCCACCGATTCGAGGATCGGAACCACGTCCACCGCGCCCGACAGGATCAAGGGAGAGAGGTCCGGCGTCGTCAACCACGCCTTGACTAGCGTTTCCGCGAGGTCGTCGGGGCGTTGGGTCAGCGGCGTGAAGTTGGCCGTGATCTTCCAGCGGCCGGAGGCGTCGTTCACCGCCACGATTTTGTCGATGACGTATTTCTGGAACGACTCGACAGGTTGGCCCACCAGTTCGTCGACCACCGCCATCAGAATCAGCATCTGCTGCGACACCAGCGCCAGCGAACCGGCGGTGTTGTCCATCACCAGCTTCGGAGCGATGCCTCGCGCCAGAAGCTGGCACATATCCAGATAGTTGATGATGTCCGTGATCGGCGCGGCACTGGTGATGTTTGTTTCGTACCGCTCAAAGTCCAGCTCATAAGGGCCGACAGAACCGTCCGACGTTTCGATCCGCTTGTTTGAGGCGTAGACCACATTCCCAGCGCGGGCCGTCTTGCGGGCCGCGTCGAAGGCCGCGGCGCCGTCAATCGGCGGGAGGTCGTCCCCCAGGGGATTCGGATAGCTGTCCGGGCCATGCACCAGACCGGAATCGTAAATGAACTTGTCGATGAACGTCGACAACTGCCCTGTGATCTGGCTTTTGTCCTGCCAGAGCTTCTTCGGCGCACCGAGATACCGACTCTTTCCGTGCGGTTCCGTGGGAGTGGCGTCAATGGCCAGCCACCAGCAATAGCCCGGAGACAGGACGATCGGCTGTTTCTTGCCTTTCTGGTAGACGTTGATGCCGTCGAAATCCCCGTCCGGCGTCAGCCGCATTTCGGTGTGACGATAGGGGAGTTCCTTCAGGTGAACCGTGTTGATCCGCGCGGCCGCGTCATAGCCGACAACCTTTTCGTAGGCGACACGTCCGTAAGCGTCGGCCTCCAACATGGTCCGGAACTTGGACCACCAGAGGTTTTCGAGATCCGCGGCCAGTGCGATCTCGCGCGGGTCTTCAGTCTCGGCCGTGAAGCTCACCTTTGCTGTCTGGGAGTTGGCCTGAATGACCCGATCACCGAGCGTCACCTGATAGTCGGTGCGCATCTGGTCCACAAGATCGGCGATCCCGGCCGGTTCCGGCTTGATGTGGGACGCGAGCGCGCGGCCGGTGGAACCCTTGGGAGGGCGAGACTGGACAGCCATTTAGCTTCCCCGCTTGGCGTACTTGATGAGGATTTCACCGGACATGACCACCGATGGGCCGCTATCGTCCCAGAGGTAGGCTTCCAGCGTCCGCTCGCTGGAGGTCATGGCGGAATTGTTCGTCCAGGTGATGTTGCCGTTGGCGTCGTCCGTGCGATCCAGGCCCGCGTTCTCGACCTGCTGCACCGTGGCCTTGGTAGCCTTGTCGATGACCGTCAGGGAGAGGGAGGCGATGCCGTTGAGCGGTTCGGCTTCCGTAACACCGTTGGCCGTCGAGGTCGCCGTGATCGTGTTGTCGGCGATCTCGCCCAGGTAGGCGGTGTGCCGGAAGGTGAAGGTGCGAGGGACGACTTCGCCGACGATCGGGGAGATGGAGAGCGCGGCGTCGGCCACTGTTGCCGACCACACCCGCCCCTTCGCGGCCGTGCCATCGACCGTCGCTGAGATGATCAGCGAAAGGGCGTCGTAATCGACCACCGAGGACGGGACGGTGAAGGATGCCTTGTAGAGTCCTGTCGCGATGTTCGTGACCGTCACCGTCGCTCCGTTGGCCGTGCCGTTGACGTACAGGACACCCGTGGGCGTCCCCGTAGCGTTGGCGGCCGCACCGTCTGCGGTCTGGGTGGTGAACAGGGGGGCTTCCGCGCGATTGGCGGCCGTAATCATTGGGCAACTCCTCGAATCAATCCGTTACCGATCAGGGCCACACCGCCGCCCGCCGCTTCCGTCGTCGCAATCACGAACGTGTCACTGACGGCGAACACCAGGGCATCGGCGGACGAACGCACCTTGACCTTTGCCGTGGCGGTGATGTGGTCGGTGGTTGGCGTGTAGGAATAGCTGCCGGTATTTGGCTCGCTGCTGACGATGGTGGTGGGGTAGGTCGAACCGCCGTCCAGTGACAGCAGGATGTCGACGTTGTCGATTGTTCCGGAGTACGACCAACTGACCGTCAACGCCGTTCCCGTCAGCCCAATCGTCGACGATGTCGGGGCGTCGATGTGGTCAATTGACGGGTCTAGTCCGCCAGCGGCAACCACCTCGTCATAGATCAGTGACGCCGCATCGCTTTGCCCTGTCGCGTTGGGATGGATGCCATCGGTTGTGCTGAGAGCTTCGCCAGCCGCACCCAAGTCGATCAGGTGCATCTTGCCGTCAGTCGTCGCAGCATTGAAACCGGCAGTTACCTGCGACCGGCAATAGCCGCCAAACGGGACGATGATCCAGATGTGGGCGGGTGACGGATATGCCGGCCGCAACTGAGCCAGTCCGGCCGTGACTTCTGCCGTTGGATCGACACTGTTGAGGCTGTCGTTTGTCCCAAGGTTCACGAAGACGTGCTTCACCGCCGGGAGCGCTGCCCCTGCGACAAGACGCGACTTCCCGGAAATGTGAGACTTGAACGATGAATTCGCTGGCGTTGCCGTGTCGATGAACTTGGGAACGCCGCCGGTCGTTGGACCGTACTTCCAGCCCAACTCACCGAAGCCGACGTTGATGCAGTTCATTCCGAGAGTTGCCGCAAGCAGCGTCGACCACGATTTCGCGGCGGTCCCTCCAGCGATGCTCGCGGCGTCGATGTACAAGCCTTCTGTAATCGAATCGCCGTAGCAGACGATGTAGTCGGCTTCCGGTGCATAGGTAGCACCGATGGCTTCACTGGCGGCGTTGCGAGTGTGGAAGCCAACCAGCTTCACCTTGTTTGTCGGCGAGGTCCATCGCGATTGAATCCAGTCTGTGTGATCGAACTGAAGCGTCAGAACGTGGGCTGCATTCGACAGGCCATCCAGAACAATCGGCGTGTTGGAGTTGGCCGACAGTTCGACGGTGCTCCACGAACCCGAATCAACGCGATACCGCACCACTGGACGACTGCCGTCTGCGGTGCTGGACAACTCGGAATTCTCAAAGACCGGCACAGCTCCTGTCCCTGTCCACTGTACCCTGCTTTCCGCACCGGCATTCACCGAGGCGATGTAGGTCGCATCCGCATGGACGTTGCTGTCCTGCAGCGAACCCGATCCGTCGTCGTACCAGTTGCCGGAGGTCCAGACGTTCGGATCGCTGATCGGGATATCGACAACCGCGTCGTAGGCGATGACCGACATAATGTGGATGCCGGTCGTCGTGGTAATGGCCGACTGCCAGCCGTAACCAGCCTTACCCTTGGCGGTGGGCGACGATGCCGTGACGGTCTGGTTGAGGACGCCGTCGAAATAGACGTTGACGCTCGTTCCGGCAACGGACACCCGAACGACGTGTTGACCAACGGACAGCGGCGCAGAAATCAGGGAGCCAAGGTTTCCGTCCCATGCGACCGCGCAGTATTCGCCGTTAAAAAGAACCGCAATCCACGCACTGCCTGTTGCTGGCAGTCGCAGGAACAGAACGCACCCATTCGTCACCGTGTCGGCGATGACCGATTTGACATCGACCACTGCTTCGACCGTGTAGTCGGCAGTGTCCGGCGTCCCGCTGGTGATGACGTAGGCCGGGCCGCCCGTGCAGTACGCCGCGTTGTTGTTGATGAGGACCGTACCAGCACCTTGCGGCTGATACGAATTGGTCGCCCCCAACTCGCCCGTGTGGGCGGTGATGTTCGTGCCGTTGGCACCAGTGATTGAGTCGTAAAGGAACTCAGCCATTGTTCGCGGCCTCCGAATGCCGATCAGCCCAACAGACAGCAGCCCTGCAAACACGAAGAGAACGACTGCGACACGTCGCATGGAACCGCCCCAGTGATAGCCACGGGGCATGACAGACACGTCGCCCCAACGGGGGCAGCATAGGGCGGAACCGCGTCACTATTCCATCTTCCAATCGTGAACCACGCCCGCAGCATTCGGGGCCGTCGCATCCGCCGCGCCCGCCGCACTGGTACACTTCACCGTGAACCCGTTCTCCAGCGGCAAGTCCTCAATCACCAGCGTCTGCCCGGCCGGAATCGCATGATCGAACAACATCCGGGAAGTCCCCGTGTTCAGGTTCGCCAGCAACACGTCCCACGCATTGAAGTACATCACAGTATCCGCGGACGGATTCGTGACGTGCATCCGGTCGATCATCTGCCCGCCAGAGCGCAACTGCACCGCGGGCGATTCGTCAATGTCCCGCGTGATCGTCGGACGGGGCTTTGAAAACGGATAAGGCATCCTTGCCTCTCAGAACAGGAAGGGGGTTTTGTTGAAGGGACCAGCCGGACCGCCGAAGAATCCTCCGCCGCCACTCACCGCCGGAAGCTGTGCCACCAGCAGACTGACGTAGTATTCCTGCCCCTGAAGCGACAGATGCACGCCGTTCGCGTTGCCTTCGGGCGCTCTCGCGTCCTCGCCCGTGTCGACATAGATCACGTTGGCGTCAGAAGCAGCCGCAACACCGGCAGCAATCTCGGTGGAGTGCTCACCGCTCGGCGGGCGACAGAAGTAGATTGGCGTTGTGGGCGCAGCCGTTCGCCATGCCGCAGCCAGGGCCGTGACAACCGCCGTGACATCTCCCGCGTCGTTCTGCCCGTGACAGCACAGGATTTCGTCGTAGGTCTCGGCGAACTCGCCGCCAGTGAGCCTCGATTGCCCGCTGAACTTGAAATCCCAGGCGTCCTCAAGGTTTGGAACGCTCGCAGTAGGGACATCCGCTGTGTACCCCTGACTGGCGAAGCACACGACGGTGACTTCCGCGTTGCGTTCTGCCGCCAACAGCATGGGATACGCTCGCGTGGGGTCCATCGCTGCAACACCGCCAGCAAGAGAGATGGCGTCAAAGCCTTCTCCCTGCGAATCACCATAGACCAGCATCCGGCGGCTGTACGTTGTCGGTGCGGAGATCGCTTTTCCCGCATCAACCATAAACCCCGTCACCTTGAGCGCCATGACTGGCGTCCAGCGGTCGTAGTCCAGCGGATTGCAGCCGCCGAAGTACAGCTTGAGCGTGTGCGGCCCGTCCGTCAGACCTTGCGCCAGCTCGACCCACTCAGCCCATGACGTGAGTTGGAGATGGTCCTGCACAACCCCGTCAATTTCGTAGATCAGCTTCGGATAATCCGCCGCACTGACCGACCCGGAGACCTGCGCCGACACATCGACTTTGACGTGTACCGAAGTGCCAGGGAAATTGAACTTCGCATAAGCACCCGTGTTGACCGTGATAGCGTAATCACTGCCGGAGAACGCCCAATTTCCAAGTGAGTAGAAGATGGCCGCATCATCAATGGCGATAAACTCGCCGGAGATTGGGTCATCACTGGCCGTCAGTTCGTCGAGCATCAGTCCCGTGGACGAACCATTCGACGTACCGAGCCAGATCCCGGCAGACCCGGCAGCCGTCACCGGCGAGGAACTGTCGCTGACAGAGATGCAGTTGCCCCGCAACCGACGATCCACCCAATTCCCGGCAATCAGCCACTTGCCATCACTGACGCGCCGAACCCGACACTTCAGGGCCGTTGTCGCACTGCCGGACGCTTCAATCGTGAGGTCGTAGGAATCGTCAGCCGTCAGCGTCCCACTGACGGAGTCCAGTCCGGACGCTGCGTTCTTGTAGAGATTGAATACGCCGTTCTGGTAGGTGAGCGAATACCACTCCTGCGCCGCCGCCTGCACCCGCACCATCACGCCGTAGTGGTCAGTGGTGTTCGTCTTGAACAGGAATCGACCAGTCACCGAATAGTCAGCGTCGGCCGGGCTTCCCGATGTGCGGAACAACTGATTGGCGGCGGCCCCGATTGCCCGGTTACTGACGATCGTGGCGACAGACGAGCCGAAGCTCGTGGCCGCTGCATACGTTCCGCCTGAGTCGCTGGTGTGCGACAGCAGGGCGGCGTTGTCGGTGGCCGTGAATGTGTCGAGGAAGTCCGCCATGGCCCCCGTTATCGTTCCCCTACCGCGAGAACCGCCCCAGCCCTGCCGCACCACGGGGAGGGAGCGAGGGCTTCTGTTCCGGCTTCAGGAGAATCTTGTTGCACGCGCCCGCTGTCGCGTCCGCTTGGTCATCGTGGTCGTACTCCCGGTCATCCGGGCCGACATTGACCAGCTCGTCAATCCAGGGGCGGTTCCACTTGCCGCGCGCAATGCGCACCCGCCCCGCCTCGCACTGTGCCGCGAACGGGCGCCAGCGCGTGAGCTTCGCCGTCACAGGGGGGTCGAACCGCGGTGAGAACCTCGCCCACAGCCGGGCGTGAATCAACGTCACTTCCTTAGACGTTCCGCCCGGCTCCTTTTCGATCCAGAGTTCCAGGTCCTTGCCATAAGCCTGGACATCCAGTTCCGCCGTTTGCTCAATGACTTCGTTTCGTGCGTGCGGCGACCACTGCCCGCGGACTACGTCGATGACATACAGCAGGTCGTCTTCCCCGTGTCCCATGAGGACGCCGACTGAGTAGTCTCCGGTTTCGCTGGCGCTCTTGTCCCAATACCGGATGTACCGCTTGCACCGCGGAGCCACGTCGACGAACTGCGCCAGCCACTCCCGCTGGAAGATGCCGCGACCTTCGGAATCAAACCGCGCTTCGTATTCCTGCCCAAATGCGAACCCGCCCATGTCCTCGCGGGCGAGCGCCAGTTCCTCCGCAGAAATCAGGGGGTTGTCACTGGATGGCCGTTGCCAGCGTTCCCATTGCTCGCGATTCTCCGCCGCCTGGAAGATGTCCCAGAACAGATTGAACCCTTTGGGCGTGCCAATCAGCGCCGCCCATCCATTCTTGTCCGAGAGCGTGGGGCGCAGGGATTCGATCCAGGCATCCCGCTTGATCGACGCGAATTCGTCGACGATCAGCCCGTCCAGGCCGGAACCGCGGAGAGAGTCCGGCCGGTCCGCAGACTTCAGGGTGACAGAACCGCCCCGCCGCATCCCTTCCGGGGGGGCGAACTCGATGCGCCGCTCCACCTCGTCCTTGTCGATCCACGTTCCGGCGCAGGACCGCTTGAGGTCTCGCCAGAATTCATTGGAGACGTTGTAGGACGGGGCGACCCACCAGATATTGCCACCATCGCGCGCGCCGCGCAATGCCCCGCGGTGTGGGCCATGCCCCTTGATGGACATGCACTGGCCCATCGTGGACTTTCCCCACCGCCTCCCGCAGACGACAACCTTAAACCTCGCCGGACTCAGGAGAACCGGCAGTTGATGCGGCAGCGGCTTCGGCAAGACGATGCGCCGAGTTTCCATACCAGTTCTCATCTTCCACAATGGCCGGCGGGCCTGCCGTGTGCTCGATACTCACGTTGTCGCGGTACTTCTCAGGCATCGCGCCCTTCATCAGAAAGATCAGGAGCGTGTCCGAGAACTTCCGCTTGACGCCGCACTGCCCGCCTTCGTGAAAGACCGGCTCGTCCCAGCCCTCCGTAGCGCGACGGCGGGCCTCTTGTTCCAGAACATCACAGGCTTCCCGGTTGGCTTGCTCGAATGCAGCGGCGTAGTCTGCGTCCTTCAGCCAGTCGTAGTGCTGCCGCCGTCCAACCCCAGCCGCCTCAGCCGCGTGCGTCACCGTTCCGATGCGTGCGTACTGAAACAGGAACGCCTTTTGGTTATTCGAGAGCCTTTTTAGCTGTGCGTTTTCCACACGGTCCGCGACATCGGCGGCAGCGTCACAGACCTTATCCGCCAATTCATCGCCCGCGGCCCACTGGCTTGCCCCAGGAATCGCTCCCGCAACGCTGGACACCTGTTCATGCCCCTCCGCGTCCCGATGCATCTGCGGGCCTCCTGTGCGTTCTGGCGAGCCATCGCACCCTGCCCCCTCACATTCCCCATCTTGACACTTTGCGGTAGCACCGCGCGCGCGCGCGGTGCTCGCCTGTTCGTCTGGGGTGTTGGTGTCCGTGGTCACTGCCAGCTTTCAATCAGCAGGAGCATCCCGGCCATGATGGCGAGGATGCCAAGGGCGACGGGGGATGGGTTCGGGGATTCGGCGGATTGCCGGGTCATTGCTCGCGAACTTCAATCAGCTTGAGCCGGCCGTCATCAAAAATCTTCAGCAGCTTTTCGAGCGGCTTCCCAATCGTGAACGCAATCGCCGGGCAGGCATGCACCACTCGCTGGCGTTGGCCGGGAGTGGCACAGACCGTGTAGACGTATCCGGGTCCGGTGAGTTCGTAGATCAGCATGGTCCGGTTATCGGGCGGGGCGGTCGATGATTCTCACGATGGCCCAGACGACGGCGATCCACATACCCATGTCGGCGGCGTAGCGGATGGCGTCGGCGAGAGGTTGCAGGTCCACGGTGGGGAGCCGGAGCATCAGAACGGGCACTCCCGGTCTTCATCGGGCCGCGTCACGACCTGCGACTCTTCGCCTTTCGGCGCGGCCGGCTCGCGTGGCTTGAACTTGACGGCGAAGTATTTCTTGCCGTCCTTGGTCTCATTGACCCACGCATCCATGTAGTAATCGACGCCGCCAACGGTGGCCTTGCCGCTGTAGGGCGGATGCCGGTCGGACTTGGGGTTGTCGACGCGGAAGATGGCTCCGCTGTTGTCTCGCTGTTCAGCCACTCAATTCCCCTTGCTTGTGCGGAGGTATTCC